TCGACACCAGGAGGTAGCAGATTAAGCGTTCCCGGACCAACTTCAACATGAGCCAGGTCTTCTGGTGTTACGGCTTCCGCTTGACCATAAGTTGAACTTAGGACATCATTCATATCTTCAATATTGTTATTAGTCGTAAAAAACAAAGTATAAAACGATTTAATAATCGCTGCCGTAAGCTCAGCATTAGTATAACGGCTGACTTGCTTCAGCACTTCAATGACTGGCGCCAATATTGGCACACCTCTGTACTGCTCTGGTCGTTCTTCATGTGATATCTGTAAAATATTTGGCTTTCCGCTTAACCTTCCAAAGGCTTCTACCCTCTGCCACTTTAAAAGTGCAGACGGGTTAGTTAAATCAAAAGGTACTCTGTTCGCAATCCAATAGGCCACAACAGCTCCGTCTGAATCTATTTCTATACCGTTAATAATACGATTACCATTTTTATTGTTAGTCATTTCAACATCATAATAAGACGGCGAACCATACGATCCACTACTGTTTGGGTTACAGACCCTACTGGCCTCAAAAAGCTGTACTCTCAAGCAATACGGATTATCAGGCACCGGCCTGCGATACTTGATCGCCGCCCACCCGTCACCATCTACAAGATAGCTCATATATGCAATATCCTGCATATCAAAAAAGTTATTCTTTCGATACAAATCACAAGCTGTGCTGTTTGCCCAAAGGTTAAATTCACGAAACGCCTGACGCTGCCACTCTTTAGCTTCCTCTACAGTCAATCCCAGCAGCCTATAATCTATTTTAGGAGAAACCTTAAGACCAGCGCCTATAACATTGCTACGCGAAGTATTAATAGCACTTGAACCAAGCGGAGAGTTACATACTAAATCTGCACTGCGGTTTCTTAAAGTTACCAAATTTACATCGACATCTGCTTTTGTGCTGGATTTCAATGGATTATAGCCACGTAAAGTACTTCGTGTCTTACTGGCGCCGCCTTCTGAATAGCCGCTGTTAATAATTACAGGTACGTGTGCCTTTGTAGTAGGATGCCTAGCCTTAGCCGGTATTGCTTTTTTACGTTTCACCATCATCTATCCTCCTAATCCCGCATAATAACTTGCTTTGTTCGACGTCCTCTTGGATACATTACCTCATCCGTAGTCGCTCCTGCAGCAATAAGATCATTTATTTCTTTTCTTATTTCTGATAAATCAGCTCTTGTCAGCGTTCTATTGCCAATTCTGTAGCTTTGCCCTGCTACCAAAATAGACTGTTCTGCAGATAAATACTGCTTTAACCGTTCATTAAGTACAGTACTTGCCACTAATAATCCCCCCTCACACCTTTTCTAATGCAGCCGTAGCCGCCTTTAGGCTTGTTTTTCAGTTTAGACTTTACCGATTGTTCTTTGATTACATTCGGGCTGTTGATCAATTTTTCCAAAGCTTCGAAATCAGGGTTTACGCTTAACATACATGCTAGGTTATAAACCCGCAGATCCAAAGGCTCGTTTCGTTTATCTTTAGCTATATTTACCCACTGATATACTAATACGCCATTCTTGCGGCGCGGCTCTTTAACTTCAGATATCAGGCCCTTGAAATAACTCTCATCGTAGCCGCGATTTCTTAAGACCTCGCCTATTCTGACATTAGCAGCATCCTCTCTTTCATCCAATGGAAAGTGGAAATATTTAGCTCCTGGAACAACAATCGATAATCTATCCATAACATATTGTTTGCCGCTATCTGTACCCAGCATTACCAGCGGTATCGTATGTCCCCTTACGGTTTTAACCTTAGTGTACTTATGCAATAACGGCACTCCTGGTGTCGATGAACCTTTTATAGCAAAACGCTGCCTTGCGAATCGTTTTTTGCAGTACGCATAAACTTCTTTCGTGTAGTGCCCACCTGAATCGATAAATGTTCTCGCAACCAAAAGGCCCTTACCTGAAGCAAAGCGATATTCCTTATCCAGCTGTTCGTCCAGCATATCCCACACTTTAGGTGTATCCGGTACACCCAAAATAGTGCCCTTTTTTATTCCCCAACATTCTTCAGCCATTCCCCAGCCACAAATCTCATACTCGAGCCTGTTGTCTTGTACGTCAACGGCCGCTGTTAAAAGCAGCACGCCTTCCGGCAGCTCGGCGCCATAGTTTTCACGCCTGCGCATAAACTGCTCATGGCTTTCAAAATTTCCCTTGCGCTCATATGCTTCTCCAAAACGAGTATTAACAACTACTTTTTCACGCTCTGGATCGCCCTGTGCTTCCAGCCATTCCTGCATTACATCTGACCAGTTCACCCAAGGTGATGCAAAACAGTTAACAAAAAAGCTCCGTACCCCCTTAGTGAGAGCCGAAGCGTTCTGTGCAATATATTTTTGTGCGGCCTGCCGCATTTCAGTTTCTGTAAACCCAAACCCACAATCTGGGCAACGCCAAATAACTGACTTAACGATAACCTGCCTTGTTCCCTTTTTATCAACAGAACAGTCGTAGTCAGTATGCATATCCCGATGCGTGACTAAATGCCACTCTTTGCATTTTGGGCATTGATGTTGCCACTCTTCCTGAGTCCCTGTTATATACTCATCTTCTATTCGACTGTCTCCAGCATTAGTTGGTGTTGAGAATAGACCCATTACGCTGTCCCAAAATGTAGTCATACGCTTTGCAGCCAAGCTGACCGGATCGCCTTCTGTTCCAGCACTTTTTGGAAAACGATCAACTTCGTCTGCCAGCAGTATTTTTATCGGCTTACTGGCAAGACCGGCAGGGCTGTTAGCCCCCGCCATAATCAGCCTGCCGCCAGGGAATTGTTTAGAAAGGATAGTATTGCCGGCATCACGGCTTTTTACGTCTTTAAAAATATCTCTCAATACTTTTGTATCTCTGATCATCGGCGCTATACGTGATTTACTATAGTCCTGTGATGTTTCGATAGTTGGTTGGATCATCATTATCGGTGCTGGCGCCAGATGCGCGAACCGACCAATAACATTGTTCATGATATCGGACTTTCCAACCTGAGATGCAGTCTTTGCAACCACCCTATTTATGCCTGGTTCAGTAAAAGCATCCATAATGGCTTTTTGATATGGAGCACGATTTGTTCGCCATCGCCCAGGCTCTGCAGCAGCTTCACCAGATATCATCCTATAGCTATCAGCCCATTCCGATACTGTTTGATCAGATAACGGCATTAATGACTGTTTTAAAATTTTCTTAAAAAATTCAACCGTCTTCTTCATCACTAAATATCTCCGGATCATAATCGCTAAGCTCAGTTAACCTTGACTTAATTTCTTTAGAAAGCTCAGTCATAATAACACTTCTACTCTGATTTTCCAATCTAGCGGCCATCTTAGCTGGTATCACCAAAAGCTGGCTGCGCAACTTAGATAACATATCTGTCATAACCCTTTCGACATCTGCCGCATCATGTGAAAGATTTTGCCGTCGTGCCAATTCAAGTTCAGCGAGTTTACGTTTTGCAGCTTCATGCAGTGCTTTTTCAGACCAATAATCATCTTCATCTTTGCCAGAATATTTATTTTCGTAGAACGAAGCTATTGCCATTGTCAAAATGAAGTCGCCTTCTATTTCACGATGCAAAACTTCCTCATTTACCAACTGATTTACGCGTCTTTCGCTGATCCCCAATAATTCGGCAAGCTCTCTTGCAGAGCCACGTTTCAGCATTTTTGCCACGTCTATTTTCACCACCAGTCTACCACCAAGGGAAGGAAATAAGAAAAAATATTTTTTTATCTAAACCTTTTTCGGGGCTCGAAAGACCCGCAAGGCTCGCCGCATTCAGGAAGAACCTATGAAAATTCTCCTGAAGATGGACATAAGAAAAGCACTCACCGAAGTAAGTGCTTTTCTTATCATTTATCATTTATCATTTTTCTCTTTTTCTGCCTTGTTTATTAATGAATCATCAAATAGATGATTCTCAAAAGCATATCGTACTGCGATTCTTGCTAATACTCTCAAAGCCCATTCTGTTCTTAATGCTTCAGGATTAAGAACTTCTACTATCCGTTCTGTTTTTCGTGCCATACTAAGCACCTCCTTAACACCTAGTATACCACCGCCTCGTTATTTATGTTTGTTTCAACACATGAAAAAAGCACCCACTAAAATGAGTGCTTTTAAATACTATTGTTTTTTATTTAGTCAAGTACATAACCCTCTTTGCTAGGGCCTCAAATTCTCTTCTGAAATTCTCTGAATTATTCATACTAGTATCCAGCGCTTTGCCAAACATCGTAGATATAGAAGTTATATCTTCTTCTGTCAATGCAAAAACAGGTTTTGATACGGCCTGACTAACTGCTATAAGAGAGTTAAAATCAGAAATATTTGCCAAATCATATGGCTCCAAGGCGCTACCTTTCAAAGCCCTTCTTATCTCATCCGCAGGAATAACGCATCCTTTCTCTGATAACGCAGGCACTAAATCGTCCTTGATCGCAATCTTTATCCTGTCAATCCATTTTTGGAACGAACTAGATGGCACTCCGCTTCGTGGCCTATATCTTTGTTGAATAACCCCAAGAAATTTCGGCCTGTTGTGAATTACATAATTAGGGTTATCAAACTTGTTCACTCTTTTAAATACTTCAATTTCATCATACCATTTTTCTATATTCTGTTTCAAGGATGCTACCGCTTGAAAACAGAAGAAGTCAGGACTAGCCGGTACAATAAAATAATCGCTGGACATTAAAATAATCTCGTTAAGACCACCGACATTAGGACTTAAATCAAACAATAAATAATCTGCGCTATGCACTAGCGCTATCTTTTTTAAGACCTCGGGGAAATTACCTACCATATTTTTGGTAACCGGTACACCTGATGCTATTTTTAAAGCAATGCTCATTTGGGAATCTAAATCAGACGTTTCTAGCGTCCCCGCAAGCAACAGTAAGTTCTATTGCCAGTTTTTATCAACTCGCCTTCTGCACCCTTTACAATCTCATCAACACTCACGCCATTGATAATCTTGTCAATGATTGGTTTCAATGTCATAGTGCTTCTGCTATTATAAATAGCCTCTATTCCGTCGTCATTCATTTTAGAGTATCCCAAAACTAAACCGGTTAAGTTGCACTGTGAATCTAAATCTACCATAATGACCTTTTTGCCTAATGAAGCTAACATCCATCCTAAATTAAAAGTAGTTGTAGTTTTACTTACTCCACCTTTATGATTAAATAAACAAATCGACTTCATCAATCGTCACTCCTTAGCCTTTTATGCCTCTATTTTACAGTGTTTTCAACAGAAAGTAAATATGTTTTAGTTTTTACAAACAATCTATTTAACCTACTTTTCGTTACCACAAAAGCCGCTAACCTTTAACAAGATCAACGGCTTTTGTCAATTTCTACACATACAGTATAACACAGGTCAATACTCGCATTCTATCTCCTCTTTTAATTTTTGCAGTGCCTTAGAATGCATTTTGTGTATATACTGCCAGCTATACCCCAAATCCGCAGCAATCACTTCCCAACGTTGGTAATTCAAGTACCGTTTAAACAATATCAGCCGCAACTTCTCGTCGTCAAGCATTTTTATTAGCGCTCTTGTCGCCGCTAGCGCCTCTGTAAGCATCCTAATATCGCTTTGAACAGATACTTCCACGTCAGCCATCTTCGCAACCGTACCAGCCAATTTGTCGTTGCTGCCACCGCCCCCGGGTGCCAAGCTGTAGACTGGAGTTATCTGCTCTGCCAAATCTCTTAGATCCTGCAGCATCTGCAAATCTGCTTCAAGCTGCTTTTGCCAGACCCATGCATTTTTTAACCTTTGCTTTATTTCGTCCGTCGGCATCGCATCACCCCTCTGCCCGTAAAATATCTGCAGCAACATCTATCGCAGCACTTTCAACTTCACTCAGCTGATGGCCTTGCTGTATCTGCCCTAATAACCCGATCACGTTTTGAAGCCGGTTTTCTCTTACACAATTTACCCTGCGGCAGTAAACTTTATTCTCGCTTACTTGGCGGCTCCACACGCAGCCCTTACACTTATGTGCCAATCTAATCACGCTCCTTCAGTTCTTGATCTGCCAGAACTGACGCAATTACAAAGTAGCAGATTATGTCATCGATACTCTCTTGTACTTTGGCTCCGGTCAGCCTGTTATTATAAACGTGTGCAATATGCTTAGCGGCATATGCTTTTAACGCTTCATACTGCATCAAAACATCGCTATCTCCATACATCAGCCTTGCTCCTGCCGTAAAATTCGCCAAGGGGTCTTTGCCAGTTGCATACTGATCATTCTTGACCTCAAACATCCCCTGTATATAATTCAATTTATTTTTTACTGCTTGTACAAATTCTGCGTTAGTCATTAGTTACTCTCTCCTGTTCTATATTTTTCGATTCTAGCTTTAACCGCTGCAAGTAATTCTGCCTGCCCGGCATCCTTATGCGCTAACGCCGCCATTACCTGCTCATCCATAGTTCCTTTAGTAACCAAATGGTGTATTATTACAGCCTGCTGCTGGCCTTGCCTGTATAGTCTGGCATTAGCCTGCTTATACTGTTCCAGGCTCCAGGTCAGTCCGAACCAGACTATCGTACTGCCGCCCGCCTGCAAATTCAGTCCGTAGCCGGCCGAAGCCGGATGCGTAATAAGCATTTTTATCTTGCCCGCGTTCCAATCGTTAACATCTTCAGGCGTTTTCAGTTCTCTTGCATAATTGAACCATTTAAGCAGCCTATCCCGATCATGCCTGTATGCATAAAAGACCAGTATCGAATTTCCTGATTCTGCTATTTCTTTCAATGCGACCAGTTTTTCGTCATGAATATCTATAACACCCTTGTTTTCATCATAAACAGCACCATTAGCCATCTGCAGAAGTTTGTTTGAAAGTGTTGCCGCAGTAGCTGCTGTAACATCACCTTCCGGAAGTTCTAAAACCAGCAGTCTTTCAAGCTCTTTATATCTCGCTCTTGCCCCGATCCCCATATCGATGCTGATCACATTGTCGATGCGTTCCGGCAGTTCCAGCCAATCCGCTGCGCTCATACTAAAAGTAATATCACTGATTGCTGCATATATCTCCTGCTCAGCTCCAGGCTTTGGCTTATATGAATAAACCACGTAGCCATTGTTTTTATCTGGAACAAACCAGCGGTTACGGTATTCTGTTATTGTCCGCCCCAGTCTTTTCCCACCGTCCAGTAAATAAATCTGTGCCCACAGATCCATTAATTTATCACCCGGTGTACCGGTCAGCTCTAACACTTTCTCAAAATACGGCCGTACTTTCCGAAGTGCCTTGAATCTTTTGGCCTGATGATTTTTAAAACTGCTGCTTTCATCAAGAATAAGCATATTAAACATCTTAGGGCGCCAGTGCAGCTGCTCCATAAGCCAGACCACATTATCGCGGTTGATAATATAAATATCAGCCTCGGCTGCCAGTGCCCTCTGACGTTCGCTGGCTGTGCCCAATATCTTTGATATTTTAAGCTGCTGCGTTATATCCCATTTTTTTATCTCGCTGCCCCACGTACTTTCTGCAACCTTTTTCGGCGCAATAATCAGAACTTTAGACACCGAAAAGTAATCCCATAGCAAATGTGTTATCGCAATAAGGCTGCAAGCCGTTTTGCCAAGACCCATGTCTAAAAATAGTGCCACCGCTGGCAACTCCAGTATTTTTTTGATCGCAAACTCTTGATAGCTATGCGGCTTAAACACATCAGCCATTTCCAACATCTCCAGCTGATACAGAAGCTGCAACAACCGCAGTTTTCAATTCCATAATCACCTTATCTACACTTTCATAGCAATCAACTATCCTACAGTCGGCCCCCATATCGCACAATTCTTTGATTTTCATGCGCTGCTGTGGCCGCAAACAGCCACCCGTTTTTTTTACTTCTACAAGCAGGTATATAGCCGTAACCAGTGATTCTAGCCCTGTAGGTACCACGACCAGACGATCAGGCACACCTGCATTACCCGGACTTACGAATTTATATGCCTTACCCCCCAGCTCTTTCACTCGTTTGCACAAATACCGTTCGACATCTTTCTCTGTCCTCTCCACACGCACACCTCCTGCATTTTTCAGGCGTAAACAAAGCGTACACGAAAATGGTCCCTATATATATAAGGCTATTACGCGCGTGCGCGCGCCTGTACGCCTGTTATTATTATTAAATTATCTTTATAGTAATATATTTTGTTTACATTGTTTGGCATACCACACAATCCCGCTTAAAACTGACCTTGTAACCGAAACAGACAGTGTAAACACAGACTTCATCTTGTTTTCTCCGTTTACTCTTTTCCTTAACTTTTACCGAACTCTCAAATTTTTTTGTTTACACTGTTTGTTCTGTTTGGCTTTATCTCACTAAAGTATTTCGTGTTTACGGCCTTTGTCTACATCTCTGTTTCGCCTAAATTTGTCCTTCGTACAAAGGCACGCTGCGTTCCATACAATTTCCCAAAACGCAAAACACCCTTCGATCTTTCCCAGCCCTGCATATTTCGCATGATACTGTTTATCTCTCTAGATGCTAACCCGCTAAGATCCTTCAGTCGCCCGCCAAGCACTTCACACCAAATCTCAGCCGCACAAACCTTATAACGCTGCACTGTACCTAGCTCAGTAAGCTCATCACTTTCCAAAAAATCCCGGCGTTCATACAGATCCAAACTATCCCAGTTCTCCGGCAGCAAAGTATCAAGGTATTCCCGCACCAGACCGACTTTCTCGGATTCCTCTGTATGCGCTGACTGTGCCTTAACGGCTTCTTTAGTCATTTCTTCATCAAGATACAGGCTTTCTCCCTGCTGCCACAAATAATAAGCCTCTGCCCAAACCTGTGCTACTTCTGCCTCTGTAAAATCCTTAAAGCTTTTATTGTGTACCCCGCCGACGGTTATGGGCCAAAACCTTCTGTTGCCAGTTCTATCCCTTAAAAACTCTGTTTCATTCGTAGTCCCATAAAATACGCACTGCCGTGGAAATGAAGCTGTTCTACGTCCGTAAGCTACACGAAATATGTCTTCGGACTTCGATAAAAACTGTTTTACAGCCTCAGATTCGGCCCTTCTCGTAGCATACAGCTCACCCAGCTCTGCAATCCAAACTCCGTGAAGCTGCTCATAGGCTTCCTTCCCCTGCACGCTGGTAAGACTGTCTGAGAACCATTCCCGGCCGAGTTTCTTCAGCATCGTGCTCTTACCAATACCCTGCGGTCCGCAGAGAATTATCACATTGTCAAATTTGCAGCCAGGGCTGAATACCCTTGCTACCGCAGCTACTAAATGCTTACGGGTCACGGTACGTACATAATCCGTATCATCCGCTCCAAGATAATCTATCCAAAGGGTATCTACTCTCGGCGTTCCATCCCACTCTGTAGCCTTAATATAGTCACGGACCGGGTGAAAATGGTTGCGGGTAAAAACCTCCGCACAGGCATCGGCTATGATTTGAGCACCCTTAATGTCATACACGCTACTCAAGTAATTTCGCAGACAGCTATCGTCTGTATCGCTCCATGGAGCGCCCTGTTTAACTGATCTCCAGGGCATACTGTCCAGAAGCACCGTCCGGAAACTGAAATCGTTATAGGCAACTTTACCAGATAAATTAGTATCATTTTCCAAAATTATCCGTACATTCTTTGGCGTTGATTCAATCTTCCCGGTTTTATAATGCACATCCAGCTTGCTCATCCAGTCTATATCTGCAGGCACATCTCCAAAATCGTCACTTTCTTCCAGCAGCTTTTTAGCCAGTTCGGTTTTAACGGCATCGTCTTTCATTGCGAATTCCTGCATTGCGCCATAGCTCGGCAGGTTGTTTATTTTAGTATCGACTTCAATGTCAACATCTTTGTCACCGAAAAGGTGCAGCCGAACAAGGTCAAAACTGTTTACCAGCTTTCCGCTGACGGGATCGGTCCCGTGATGGCTGTATGCAAATTTACCATCTTCATACACAACAAGTCCGCCTGACGTACTTCCCTGTTTATAGGTATAGCGGCCTTCACTGAAAGGCTCATACACCTCATTAAGGAAGCAGTCTATCGCATCCTGTACTGAATAGGTTCTGCAAAAAGCGCCTATTGCTCCAGGTTTCTCGTAAGGATCGCCTTGCTTTTTAGCAGCCGCCTGCCGCATCTTATTTGCCCTCGAACTCTCTGGCCACGTTGAAGTATCACGCCAGTCATCGTATGCAGCAAGCACATCGTCCGGATCCAAACAGTTCTCGCTATCGTTAGCGAAAAATATATACTCGCCATCGGCAGAAGTACTTGGCCAGTACATCAGCCTTTCAGCTTCATAAGTAGTATCGTCAAAAAGGTCCATTCCAATATCATCAGCGATACGCCGGGCAATAGCCTGATACGCATCCGGCTGCACAGCTCTGGCCAAAGGGATCACAACGCGCAGCCGCGGTTTCTCCGGTGTATGCTTATGTGTTGAATAGACTGCGTAACAAACATCGCCAAGCACCAGATCAAGGATCGTCATAAAACTACTGTCTGCAAAATCTGCGTCCAGCGTGACCAATTGCCGCTTAACTACATTGCCGGCAATACGGCGGCCATTTTTGATATAACCGCCAACAAAACCACCAACGTCCTTTATTTCGTCTTGCCGAGACTTTGACAACTTGGCATATTCGGCCGCACTCTCACGGGTCCTGGTAGTAACTCGAAGCTTGTCCAGAATATCCGGCCAACTAAGTTCTTTATTTTTCCATTGCTTAGCCTTACGGCTGCCGCCGACAGCTATAGTAATTTTTGCAGGGATCATATCGCATTCCTCAGTTCATTCTTTCCGCTGCCTGTATCTATATCACAGGTATTTATCTTTAACTTGGCTTCCTTGGCCCATTCTATTACTGCTGCATTCAGTTCAGGATTTTTGGCAACCGGTCTGTTTTGGTTGAGTTTAGCCTGCCTGATTTCCCCGCCGGCCACTTCAATACAAACTAATAATTTACCTTCATCATCAGTCATAACCGCTATAGTGCATTTACCGGCAAGCGCACGTTCAGCATAAGAACCTACACAGTTATGCAGTTTATTCCCTACCATGCGCAGTTCATGCGCGGTTTCCGGAAGAAAGAATTTCAATCTGTCTTTCTGCATCGCCAAACGCTTTACTACATGTTCCGGTATCTGCAACGAATAATCTTTATTTTTCTGTGCATCCCATTTTTCTACCAGCCAGTCATGCATTTGTGCGATAGAAGGTTTTTCTATCCATAAAAGTTCCTGCGTTTCAGCTGCAAGCTTAAAATACATTCTGCTGCAATCATCTATATCCGAAGGACTATAATGCTTGATCAGAAAATAAGCTGCATTCTTTTTATATCGGTCTGAAGCAATCTTCAAAAAATTCAAACCTAGTTCTGCAAACGCATAAGATCTCTCTATACGCAGCCCCAGTTCCCCGACGCTGGCAAGAGCGCTAGCCAATAATAACTGCTCTTTGTAATCTGCTGATATCCCTACAGCCGTTTTTAGCCGGCCAGCTTCTAAAAGTCCGCCTTTGGCAATAATTTTTCTAAAAGCCTTTGTATCACGAAGCCCCATAACCTTTAATGCACTTTGCGGATAAGACAGTCCGGTACGCGTCTTAGCAATCACTTCCTCTAAAAAATATTCCAGCGATATCTTATCCATATAATGAGCTTCTACAAAACCACGGTAATCGCTGCGCCACGAACGATCATTAAAGGCCGTTGGTAGATTGGGCGCATCCGCCACGGCCAAACGCCAGGCAATATTACTCAGAGGGAAAATAAGCGCGCCCATCGAACCGCCTGCTGGTACATGCATAGCTTTTAACTTGATATTATGAAAGTCTTTAACCTTTTTGCTAATAGCACTGCGCAATTTAAGCAGCATATTCGCGAAATCTTTTTTATTGTCTTTCCAGGCGATGCTGCTATGAGTAAGATATCTTAAAACAGATTGTTCACTAAACTCACGTTCCAATGGATTAGATATTTCGTATTTAACATCATCCTTGGTTTCAAAATAAGACTTTCTTTTACGGACATCAAACATCACTGTTTCGTGACAGCGCTTTTTAATAGCACAAAAGCGAATATCGTCAAAAGTCACTTCTGTATATGAAATTCTCAAACTTATATGATTCTTATACTCATAAAGAGATAAAATCATTTTTTCAGGTATACCTACCCCGATGTCATGCGCAAACCCTTTATGTTTGGAAGATCCTCTGCATCCCGGGCAGTTAAAATAATTACCGTTCCAGGTCTGCCAGCCATTAAAGCAGGTATA